AAGTTCAAATTGAGTTTGTTTTAATTTTGCTGCTGAACCTTTTAATTTTTCATTAGCAATTTTTAAATCTCTTATTCCTTTTTGTAATTTTGTTTTGGGTACGTTTGGTTTAGGTACCAAAAAAGAAAATAGTTTTTTTCCTGCTCCTACAAATTTAGACATTATTTTTTTCCTCCGTTTTTAAATATTTGTGTACCCTTTATACCATAGATGCTCGCAACTACAAGGATCCATAAATTTGTAAACCATTTTGGAAGCTCTGAGAACATGTCAAAAAACAATTTTACCTTGTCCATCGCTGTTGGATCGTCCGATACGACTGCCCAGGCCAAAATTGCTATGGGCAAACTTAAAATTATCAAAACTGCCTCGTCCTTCCAGTCTGATTGACGTGCTTCTAATAATTTACCTTGGTAAGCTTCTTTTCCTTCGGCCATACGAGACGCATGCATTAACTGTGCGTCTGACATTGCCATTTTAGTCTTCTGCTTGTTAGCATAAATTTTACTACCAGCAGAGACGGCTAATTTAATTGCCGAAAACCACATATTAGTACCAAGTAGCTGTTTTCTTTTTATTAGCTAGCATTCTTCTAGTTCCTCTAACCTCTTCTTTGTCTCCAGTAGGAAGATAATTGAAAGAACCATCAGCAGTAGTCTTAGATCTTGGATCTATTTCTAAATTCTGTTCAGGAATTGCTATTTGTTTTTCTTTTTTGTAGTTCATCATAGTTTTTTACCTTTGTTAACTTAATATACCATTATTAATTGTCAAGAACAGACATTTCTTTAACACCAGCTTTAGCTAAACTAGTATTAGCACGTAATTCTGCTAATTCTTCGTTCTGATCCATCTTATCTTCAGATAATTCTCTTGCTTGCATTAATTTTGCTCTATCAAAATCAGCTTTTGTTTCATCTGCTTCTTTTTTTCGTTCATTTTCCATTGCTCTTAAATCAACTTCACGTGATTTTAGTTTCAATAGTGGGTCTGAGTCCATTTGTGAAGTAATTTTGTTTTCTTCTTTCATAAATTCTTCAGTCATCTCAGCAATCAAGATAGCTTTTCTCGATTCAACTTGATTATTTAACATTTGTAACTGTTGTTGTATCTGTGGATCCATTGCAGCCATCTGTTGCATTTGTTGCATCTGCATCATTTGCTCTCTGAACTCTAATTGAACTTGTTCTTGAGCCATAATTGAAATGTGCTCTAATATATTTTTTTGTATCGCAGCCATAACGTTAGGATTATTTCTAACCATGTTAGTTGACATAAAATTTAAGTGTGCAGTGATGTGTGCTCTGTGATCTTGACCAGGAAAAGCTTGAAAAGGTTTTCCACCCATTGCATTTATGTGTTCTAGACTTGGATCCATTGGTGCAGTAGGTGCCGGTGGTGGTAAAACCGCATCAACATCTTTTACGCCAATCGCATTATACATGTTTCTGTAAATTTGATACATGTTATGAAGTTGTGGATTACTTGTTGCTATTTGCAATTGAGTTTGAGCTAAAGTTATTCTCTGTGACATTGAAAATATATTAGGATCAGCAACTGGTACAACATCTACTCTATCATCAAAGTCAGTTTGTTTAATATTTCTTGCACCACCTACAACATCATATGGATATTCTGGTGGTAGATATTGTGAAACTACTTTTGATAATAATTTAAATTCATGCTTCATTGCAGCGTAACATCTTTTATGAATAGCAGACATCACACGTGAACCACGTTCAAGAAGTGCAACTGTTGTTCCAACTGCAGCGCCTTGGTTTCCATCACCCACTTGCATATCAGCAATAGCCGCGAACCTTTGACCTGCACCAACTACAACACCCATTAATTGTAATAATGTTTGAGATGGTTCTTTGTATGGTAGAGGAAAGAATGCATCTCTTAAATTACCACCTGGTGCATCTACATCTTTAAATTCACCTGGTTGTATTGGTGATGCTTCATCTCTTACTCTAACTCCTCTTTGTTTAAATCCTGCTGGTAGGTTTGATAATGTACCCGCATCTAATAACTGACGGAGAGCCGACGTTGCCGTACGACTCAATCCGCCAATCATATGAATTAATCCAAAGCCATAAAATCCTAGTCCTGGCAGAAATTTGAAGTGGACGAAATATTGGATTTTACTTTTCTTTAGATCATCGGGCGCATAGTTTCGTCTTATAGACAAAACTTTCCTACTACCTTCTTCGACTGTAACGAGGTAAGGTAATTTTATTCCAGTTGGTTCTCCATCTTCACCAACATCTTCGAAACCTTCCAAATCTAAATTAACATGACACTCTAATAATGTGAACATGTCTTCATTTTTTCCTGTTTTTTTAGTTCCTTCTAATTCACGTTCTTTTTTAGTTAACTCTCCATTAGTATCCGTACCTGGAGTCCCTAGGTCAAAGTCACTGTAGAAACCGTTGACTTGTTGTTTTCTTAATTCGTTTTCTGAAATTTTCACGGTATGAATAACTGCTTCCGCATCGTCTAATGAGGTAGCTGTATACGGTACAATTAATTCATCCGCTGGTACAAACTTCGATACCACTCTTCCAAGTGGTACGTCGTAGTAAACTTTTTTAAATGTAGAACCTGCAAGTGGTAAATGAAATAACATAGAATCAAATTCAGATTCATACTCTTTCATTGTGTCCATGATTAAATAATTCATGTAATCTTTAACACGAGTTGCTTGCTGTTCTGTTTGTGGGTTTTTAATTCCTATAACTTGTGTTCTAACAGGACCATCACTTGGCAATAATTCTTTATAAGCTTGAGCTTGAAACTGTGTTACAGCTTCTGCTAATACTGGGTGTGTTGCACCTGAAGCTCCTTGAAAAGGTTCTGTTCTGTTTTCGTATTTAAATCCTAAAAGATCAAGACCACTTGTGTAAGCGCTCTCCCATTCTTTTCTAGAAGATTTATAATCCATGTAGTTTTGAACCATCTCAAAACCAACGGGTTCAACAACATCTTCTGGTAAAATATCTGCTAGGTTATCAAAATGTGATTCTGTGCCCGGTGTATTAATTGCACCTGGATCATAGTCGATAGTTGCTCCGCCATCCTCTTCAGGAATGACTTCAACGGGTCCTTTTAATTCTTCTACGTCTTCGTCCTGAACAGCAACTTCTTGCAATTCCTCCTCTGAAGGAATTTCAATTTGACTACGTGTGTTCGGGAGTCCTTTATCTATATCTGCCATTTATTACTCCTATATCTTCTTAACATTATTATATACATAAGGCAACCCTTGAGGTGTTGGCCCTGATTCTGGTGGAATGGTGTCTGTTAGGCTTGCTATGCCTCCTGATGCTAACCGCAAAGGATCAGAAGAAGTTAATCTTTGTTGTATATCTTTTGCAAGCAAACCTTCTTCAAATTCTTTTTTTTCTAATGCAGCTAATTGACTGGCATATTCTGTAGGAAGTGATGAATAAGCATCTCTTACATCTTTTGTACCCATATCAACTTCACCTGTGTCTCTTATAAATCCCGGTGTCTCAACACCAGCATATCCTCCGGCATATTGATCAAAAATATCTGGCACACCAAATGCTTCTGCTTTATTTAATGTGTAAGGTTTTACATCAAAAAATAAATTTGTATTACCTGCTGCAGCTTCACCTTTATTTCTAATGTAAGATTCTAGATCAGTAATTGGTGTAACTTGGTTAGGATCATTTTCTTTGTCTCCACTTAGTATATTTTGTTTTAGTAACTCAGGATCAGAATCTTTAAAAAATTGAGTGCTAGTAGCTTTTTTTATTTTTTTATCATAGTCAGATTGTACTTGATCACGAATTAATTGTTGTGCTGCAACCTTACCTTGAAGAAGTCCTTTTTGTCCGTCATAACCATAAGTTTGATAGTCTAAAGAAATATCTTTCATATTTTTTGCTGCTTGTGCTATTCTATCCGTAATCATAAAACGACCTTCAGTTGTTCCTGATGCCATTGATTTTTCTAAATCATTTTCAGCCATTACTTTTGTTTGATAATTATCCATAAAACTATTTAATGCATTTATATGTTTAAGAAATCTTTGTCCTTCGCCTTCAGGTAATTTATCAAAATCAACTTTACCGTATCCCAGCAAACCGGCGGTAGTTGCTCTTTTAGCTCCTTCAATATCTCCTGCTGCTAAATAGGGAGCAGCAAACATATATTCCAATGGTATTGCTACATCACCAAAAAATGATTTTGCAAAACCTATCAACTTTCCAAACCTCTTGGGTATCTTACCATCTTTAGAAACTTTAGCAGCTTCATCTATTTGTTTCTGCATATTCGTTTGTATCTCTTCCATTGAACAAGTTAGACCTTCTACAGATCCCGCTAACTTAAATCCTTTTCTATTACAAAACGCGCTTAGTATGTTTGCTTTCTTTTCATTTATTGGTTTTGAATAAGTTGATTTTATATCTCCTGTTTTTGTAAAAATATTTGCTTCACTTCCAGCAATTTTAAAAGCTTCATCATAAGAGTTTCCTCTACTAAGATATTCTTGAATATCAAATTCACCTTTTTTAAATTTTGTATCTAATGCTTCAACATTTGAGGTTGCAATTATTTTATCTGGTGTGTATTGAAATTTAACTGTATCTCCTGCAACTATACCTTTTGTTTGTCCTCCAGTTAAAGAGTTCATAGTTTTTTTTCTATCTTCAATTAATGTTTTTAATTCTTTTCTTCTAGCTGCTGTAGTATTTGGGTTATTATATTCATCAAAAAATCTTTTAACAGGAACATCAAAGAAATTTTTCTTAAATTGATTTAAGTCACCAGAGACTAAACTATTTATTGCAAGTTGCCTGTCGGGATTTAACAAGTCAAAAGTTCTAGCTAAGGCGTGTTCTCCTTCTCCTTTTGCATTTGT